CAAAATCATATTATACAACACAAAACTTATGTCTAATGGAAAACAAAATAATATCAACTATGTGCCAAAGTCTACAGGACGAGGACAAGTTGGTGACCCGAACAATACGAAAAATGACAAAGATAACTCTTTCGAGCTTGATAAGAAACGAGATAAGGCTGCACTCAATATCAGTAAAGGAGTCCTTACCTACTATGAAACGCCCTATGTGCTCGGGCAAGAAGGTAAGAAAGCTCTAACTGAGCATTTTAAAACTCTTAATGTTGCAGGGAAACTAAAATTGTCAAACTATAAGGAACACCCACACCCTATTGGAGCTTTAGTTCGTGCGTACATGAATGATTTAGTACTTTATAAGTATGCACCTAATGATAAGATTAAGGATATAGGGGCTAGTTTAGTTAGAAACCTTAATAGATTTGACAATGATGGAAACTGCATAACTAAAAGAGTTTGGTCTATGGCACCTATAGTGTCTGGGAGGGATATTCTACGAAAACGTAAGCATGATTTAAACGTAGAAAACTCCTGCGCACATATTGGGGGAACGCCTAGGACTAGAAAGTGTGATTGTGATGCAACCTATTCGAGTACTTTGTCTGTGGATAGCATATATTACCCTGGAGTTTTGGAAGAAATGGTGTACGATTCGTTTAAGTCTCAAGGTATGGGATACGTTGCTTTTAACGACTACGACATGGCATTGCGGGACCATGGAAATGTTGGGGAGGCTTGCGATCAAGAATCTTTTTATGTTATTGATAAGGATCGCGTGACCTCAGTTGTTAAAGGCAATGTTGCTCCATATAACCATAAATTCCTCAAGACTGAAGGGCAAGCATGGCAATATAAGATGAACGTTGAAGATAAAGAGGTGTTTGTTGTTTTTGAAGAATTGGATTGTTTTCACAACAAGCATATACCGTACCGTCTATGTTCAGTGACTGCCATTGATGCTAATGAGTTGGTGAAACTGGGAGAAGAAGGTGGTGTTGCAGGAATACCTTTGCTAGATATTTGGGGCAGAGAGGAAGAGAAAGAAATAGTGTTGACAAAGACTTACTCTGACTCAGCCACCAATACAGACAGCACTGGTGAATCCGTGACTATTCCACACTCTAGAATGATTTTAGATATCGAACCCAGAATCACCCCACTCGAAATTTACATATTGTTCTGGTTACTAATGCTTTCCATATTATATCAAATACCGTTTTATGTGTACAAGAAATTCAAAACAGAAATTGATGATGTACCATCTAGCTTTGAAAAATTCGATGTTAGCGGTCCCTCTACAACTTTGTTTTATGAGAAAGAGGGGCTGCGAATTAAAGAATTTGTACACAAAGTACCCAAGAAACCTGAAGAAGTAGCAGTTGATTACGTACATAGAATTGAAACCAACACTAATTTAATGACCACTTTCTGGGAATTGGTTAGAAGTGCTGGTGCTAATGAACAAATATTCACAAGTATAGATAATTGTGAGTTGTACGTGAATTTAGTTTTATCTAATGCTACCACTTTGAGTTTCTTAGGGAAATTATATTACGGTTTTTGTTGGCTTATGTCCATACTATTATGGTTCACAAAACCCGAGTTGCCCACTATACAGTATAAAGCTAAGTTAGAACATGTTATTCGTGCTTATGAGAAAATTGGTGTTAGAACTAAGGCTACATCAATAACATATTCTTGCGTTAGTTTACAGAAGGAACTGGGGGATGAGCTTGGCGTTGAAATGCTAACCTTGCATGAGGCTTTTATAATCGCAACTGTCATACGGGCTCAACAACGAAAGCGGCTGAATACCGCTTTGGGGTTGAGTTGTAGTGTGCAAGAAGAATAGGTGCCTATAGAGGGGCTCTTAACGGACCCCTCAAGCAAGGGAGCGGACCCCTTTTATAGTCTACCATCTACATGTGTCACCATACCTGAACGCTTAGATCCTAACCTGATGATTGGGGTCTATGGAAAATATCGGGGATATGGTGACTATGCAGGTGATTTGACTAAAGTTCCGTGTGTTAAACCTGAAGATCATGTGGCAGCAAAACAAATATTCCCATTATTGATGCATGACAATTGGCGTTCTCCAACTATTAAACATCATTGCCCACGAACAGCAGTAGCTTCTTCTTTGCGAGCAATGAGTAACAAAGTTTTGCCGAATCCTTCCATATTAAAGGAATTCTCAGATTGGTTTCGTAAAGTATACATACCTGAATTTATTCAGTATGTAGACCAGGAATCATGGATAGTAGAAATGGAGGATTGGTTGACTAAGTACCCATTGAATTATAGAGCAAAGATACGCAAAGCGTATGAATACGAGAATAGGAAGGATAGCTGTTGTGAGCTTGAAGCTTTTGCTAAGATAGAGTTGCAGATAACTACGGTACCACATCTGCTTAAGAATACTAGACTTAATACAGTAAAAGAGAGGCAGATTTGTGGACCTCAAGATATGCAAAAAGCTATAGCTAATGCTTTTGTTAATATTTTGGAGAAAATAGCTAATAAATATCAAGAGGAATACAGTGGGAATAAGAATTGGATAGAAATTTGTGATCATTTAGATAAGTGTCGAAATACAAACCCACATTTTATTTACCAGGAATCTGATCAATCAGGGTTTGACATGACCCAGTTGCGACCACAACAGAAATTAATGAATGAGCTTAAAATTGCAGTGTTAAATCATAGAAACATAGAATTGAAGTATCCTTTGAATGTGGAAGATATTGAAGATGTTTTCTATGGTTCAGAAACTCTGCATGTCTCTGTTGATCATGGACAGTTTCATTATGATGCTGATGGTAGAGCTTCAGGGCATGGTTGGACCACTTTTGATAATACTCAGTTGAATATAGCATACAATAAATTTGTATATTACAAAGCAGGTATAAAAGAGTATTTCCTGAAGTGTAAAGGTGACGACACTTTGAATGGACATAGTAGGATTGATAATGTAGAATATATGAAAGCACATAGTGCTATTTTTGTGCGCACTGCTGAGTCTCAAATACAAGGTTTGGGACAAATCATAAAATCAACTTCGCAAGGAGAACTTACAGATTTGAGCTTCTTGTCTAATCATTTCTTTATGACGCGTGAAGGTAAGCTTAGAATGGCTCGTATACCACATCGAGTGATACAAACATTGAGCTGGACAACTAAATTGCCCGACCTAATGGGGGATAAACTGGCGGATGCCAGGAGGCAACTATGTTACAGCAAAGGATTGTGTTTGTTGGCATGGGGCACAGGCTTACCTATATGGCAGGTATTGGGGGAAAAGATGGTACAGTTAGGATGTCCAGGGCCCCTTACAACTTTTGACCAGTATGCTGATGCAGATAGGATATGGCATAAAAGAGATGATAGTGAAGCATATATGGAATACCTAGAAGAACGTTATGGTGTTACTGAAACTGATGTTCGAGATTTTGAGGAAATAATTCGTAACATCACGGATCTTTCTGGGTTTATTCACTGTAAGATGTTGGAAAAATTTTATGATTAGAGCAGTGAAAGAGGGCGATAGGGCCTGCGGTTAGAAGTCTTATGTGTGATGAGTATGC